CATGCTATTAAAACAGTAAGAGGATATCAATTTTTCTTTAAATCCTCCAATCAAATCAAGGGGCAGGATGCCACTGTATTAATGGCTGCAGGAATAGTCGGTGATTATCGTTTATCTGGAAGAGGACAAATTGTATTACCATCTGAAAACACTGGTGGAAGGGAATGGGTACATTTAGCTGATGGTGACTTATCGGAAATGCCTATTTATTTTGAACGGTTGAAAAAGGTAGGGAAGAACGAAAGACCGTTTCCTATCCCCTTGTCGGAAGGGGGAAGGAATAATACATTATATGCACATTGTTGCAGATTAGTTGAATTTGGCTATTCATATGACCAAGTATGGATGATTACCAGTTTTCTAAATCGCCATCTATTTTTACCTCCATTAGATCAAAGAGAGTATCACTCTACAGTACAAAGTGCATTAAAACATAAACCAAGCGGTAAAGAATATGGATCTACTCCACCACCTAGGAATGCAACTGTTACACATACAGAAGAAAGACAGAAGAGATTTAATCTTACAGAAATGGGAAATGCAGAGCGACTTGTAGTAAAAAATGGTGAAAACTTACGTTACTGTATCGAATTTGAAGAATGGCTATTATGGAACGGAAAGACGTGGATTGATGATAAGAAGAAACAAATTGAGAGAGTTGCGATCAAAACGTTTAGAGAAATGTATATTGAAGCAGCAAACGAAGATGATGTGGATCGTCGAAACAAATTAACTAAATGGGCCCAATCAAGTGAAAAAAGTTCAGTTTTTCTAAATAGTATAAATCGTGCAGAAGCAATGCTACCAGTCACCCAAGCTGAGCTTAATACAGACATCTATAAAATAAATTGCTTAAACGGTGTTGTAGACCTTAAAACAGGGGAACTACTCTCGCATGACCGTAATTATATGATGACAAAAAATACACATATTGAATATCAACTTAATGCAAAGTGTCCAACATGGATTTCATTTTTAGAGAGCATTATGAAGGATGAAAAGGGAGCTATAAAACAAGATTTAATTGAATTTTTACAGAAAGCAATAGGCTATACATTAACTGGTGATACAAGTGAACAAGTAGCTTTCTTCTTATTTGGAACAGGTAGGAACGGGAAAAGTACATTTATCAATATTGTAAAAGAAATATTAGGTGATTATGGTAAGCAGACTAATTCAGACACCTTTACTTCAAAAATTAATGAAGGTGGAATTAATAACGATATTGCTCGGCTACATGGATCTCGTTTTGTGTCAGCGGTTGAATCAGAGGATGGTCAGAAGCTATCTGAATCATTAATTAAGCAGCTCACCGGTGGAGAACCAATTACAGCGCGCTTTTTACGAAAAGAGTTCTTTGAGTTCAATCCAGAATTCAAGATTTTCTTCACCACTAACCATAAACCTATTGTAAAAGGTGATGATGAAGGGATCTGGAGAAGAATTAGACTGATTCCCTTTACTTATACAGTGCCGAAAGAAGAAGTGGACAAGCAGCTTCCAGAGAAGTTAAGAGCAGAGCTTCCTGGTATTTTGAAGTGGGCTGTAGAAGGGTGTTTAAAGTGGCAAGATGAAGGACTTGGAGAGCCTGCTGATGTTAAAGCGGCAACTGATGAATATAAGGAAGAGATGGATCTACTTTCAAACTTTGTGGAAGATTGCTGCGTTGTAATGCCTGCTGCTAAGGTTCCAGTGAATGTGATTCACAAGGAATACTTGAAATGGGCAGATGAAAACGGAGACTATCCAATGAAACAGCGTGCTTTCAGCAATCGACTTCAAATGAAAGGCTTTAATAAAAAGAAAAGCACAGGTAATAAAACATACTTTTTCGGGATTGGTCTTGCTGGTGATATTAAGGATGAGTTACCTAATAGTTACTCAGTTACCCAAAGTGACCGTTTTTCTAGTAACCCCCCTATAGAGAAAAACTTTGAGCCTAATACTAGAAGTGGGTCACTTATGGTAACTATGGTAACTAAAAGTAACTCGAAGGTAATTGAAGAGGAAATATAATGATTAGTCAACTCCTTAATGAAATGTATCACTTAAATATTCAATTAAACATAAAAGATGAAAAAATAAGTCTGATTTATGAAGATGGTGTATTAACAAATGATCTTAAACAAAAAATTAAGTTCAATAAAAAATATTTAATGAAAAGACTAGTAGAAAATGAGATTGCTATAAAAAAAGGTTTTCAAATTTATAATCACGGAGATTTGTATGAATACAGGTATGGATTAGGGGCATTTATCTACATTGAACGAGACTTGGAAGGCAAATCCTCCGCATGGATAGCAAACTATGCTAAGAACGAAAACAAGCCTTATAAAGTCACAATGATCTCTTCCAATACTACTTTTGATGCAGCATTTAATAAAGCTGCTGGATTTATAGATTGGTTAAATAAGAAAAATGGAAGAAGGGTAGGGTGATTAGATGAATCATATAGCGTTGCTACTATTTGAAATAAAAGGAATTGTAGACTCTATAAGTGATATTCAAGAGTATGAAGAATCAATTCCTAGTTCACTAGTTGAAAGATTGCAAGAAAGAGTAAATGAAGCAGTTGGTAAATTGAAAGAGTCATAAATTGGAGGTTGCTATGGGGTATTTATCACAAGTTAAATCTAATGGTAAGCAATATATTTACTTAACAGAGTATATAGGCAACCAGAAGTATTCAACTAAGAAAGAACATCATGTGTATGCATTTGGAGAGGTTAGGATGGCTCTAATAAGAATGAGAAGATGGAGAAGAAAGTTTAGTTCGGAGTTTCCAGAAGAATTAAAAAGCTTAGGTTATAATGCGGACGATCTAAAGGTATGGATTGAGACGATTCAAACAGGCAAAACTTCGAATGGGAGAAAATTTGGAGTAACAATAAAAAAGCGTGCTGTATTTTAAAGATATAAATATATCTATATAACAACTATGCGAACCTAGTACTCAACATAAAAGTGAGAGAGCAAACTGTAATAAGGTTTGTTCTTTTTATTATATTTAAAATCCCTATTATCTTAAATTACTCAGGTAATCTCCATCTTTCCCTATGTATCCCAAAAACTATTTTGGGATATTTTTCTCTTTGAAAAGCTAGTATATTCGAACTAAGGAAGGTGAGTTCATTGGAAGAGGAGCAACCGACAACCGAGAGTACGACAGAACAAACAGACTCTACAAGTGAGAGTACAACTAGTTCTGATCCAATTCCCACAGAGGAAACACCACCGGTTGATGTGGTTATGGACCTTCAAAGAACACAAGAAACCATAATTATATCGAGTGAGGGGAAGGTTCACGTAATCCATGAAATAACTTTAGGGGATGTAATTACTTCTATATTGCTAGTTTGCATTTTGTTATTTCTTATGATGGATAGGTTTATAAGGAGGTTTTAACAATGTATGAGGTGCTAGAAGCTACACCGAAAGAAATAGCCGTCGTTTACATTGTTGTTATTTCAGCTTGTTTACTTATTTATCCAATTACACATCTTGTAATAAATGCAGTGAAAGGAATTAAAAGGTGAAGAACATGGAGATCGGTGGATTAGTTCTGGATGCTTTAAAAATTGTATTCGGTAACGTGGATGTGATGTTCATTATTCTTTCATTTTCTATAGGACTAGCACTTGCATTAACAACTCTTGCAATCTACCAATACATGAAGGAGTAGGGGGTCGGATAAGTGGATTCATTAAGTAACGTATTCGATTGGTCGTTCTTTTGGGGTGTTTATGGATTCATGCTAAAAATCGCCTCGCCTTTTGTGATGTTGATAGTCGCAATAATCGCAGTTGGTTTATTAATTGGTGGTATTATCTCAGCAATTAGACAAAGGAACGCTTAATTATGCCAGAGTATACAACGTTTTTAAATGATGCTCGAACGGCTCAATTTTGGTTATGGGTTAAATGGCTAATGTTTTTTGTCGCACCGGTCATAATGATTTTTATTGCCACTGATGTAGTGGGGATGACTCTTAAGATGATTCGAAAAATCGTTGGTTCCAGTGAGAAAAAACGAGATGATGATGACGATTACGATGTTTATCGGTACTAGGTTTTTACTAGCATAAAGCTAGAAACATACAAAAAAATAATAGGGGGATTTATAAATGACAACAACAACATCAACAGTAGACTTCACAGGAGTATCATTACCATTTTCACCAACAGATTTATTAAACAGTTCAGTAGGTCTTTTAGGAGTAGTTGGAGGATTCGTATTACTAGGTCTTGCAATCTATTTCGTACCAAAATTAATTTCAGTTATTCGTTCAGCTGCTGGAACTCGTGGCAAGTAATTTATAAAAAACTAAAACTTTAAAACAGGAGGAACACAATTATGTCAAATTTAGCATTAGGTGTAGCAATCGACTTTACAGGAGTATCATTACCATTTTCACCAACAGATTTATTAAACAGTTCAGTTGGTCTTTTAGGAGTAGTTGGAGGATTCGTATTACTAGGTCTTGCAATCTATTTCGTACCAAAACTAATTTCAGTTATTCGTGCAGCTGCCGGAACTCGTGGCAAGAACGCATAATTAATAAGGGAAAAGGGGTTAATACCCCTTTTTTTATCTATTAAAGTGAGTGACTTTTTAATATTTTAATAAAAAACTATTAAAGGATTGTTTTGATGAAAAAAGTATCTCTTTTTTTAATCATTTTTATGATTGTTTGGACAACTAGTGTTTCAGCAACTTCTGTCACTAGTGTTACTTATGATTCGGTGAACGATAGGATTCGACTTGAAGTAGCTAGTTCAGGTTATAACAAGTACAAAATTATTCAATATAACACAAGTGATCAATTAATTAGTACAAATACTTATGATAACACACAGGATGTTTTGTATATCCTATGCAATGGTAGAGCAGATTTTGAGTTCTATAGTTTGGATGGTTCGATAACTTCCACGGATTCAGCTACGTTTACGGGGATTAAAAGCGAGGCTTCTGCTTGTTTTCCTAGTGGAGACACTTCCGAATCCACTAGTGGTTGTATAGGTTGTGATGTGTTTAATTGTCCGGGTTGGGATGAATACATGAGTAAGGTTAATCAAATTATAGGAGCTATCCCACCACCACCAGATTGGAACGCTATTTCAGTAACTATGAGTGATGCGATTGTTCCGAGGTTGGTAAACGATATAGATAGCATGCTAGGTAGGGCGCCATCTACACCTAACGTTCCTTCTCAAATTTCAACACCTAGCAAACCGACAACTCCTTCTAATCCAGTAGCACCATCACAACCAGAGGTGATTGTTGATACACCAGAGGAACCAACGATGAATACCGTTCCGAATTTAAAAGAAAGTGGTTTTGATAAAACGAAAATTGAAAGTGAAGCACCCGTTATTGAATTTAGAGAGGATCCTACAGGAGGATTTGAAATTAATGATCCTTTAACTAGTTTGCCAGAACTACCGACAAATGATTTTCCAGTTCCAAATAGTACGGATGCCGGAGTTTGGGAAGAACACAAACCAATACCTCCGACACTTGAAACTCCATTACCTAAAGAAGTCGAAGAAGTTCCGGTTGTTGGTCCGAGTCCAACACCTTCGACAGAAACAATATCACCACCAACTCCAACAACTGAAACTACCACTACTCCAAGTATAGAACCTGTACAAGATACCTATTCACCACCAAGTCCAAGTGGTGGTGCTGACTGGAGTACAGGAGGGGGAGGATACAAGAATCATCCAGATGACCCAGATGGTTCAGGATAATAAAGGGTTTGATTATTTTAGGAAGGTGTTATATGAATCAAAAAAAGATTATCATTCTTTCGACTATTGCGATTATATTATTTGTCTTTGTATCACCATTAACAAATGCAAGTGCAGAATTACAGATTTCTGACTATGATGGCAACTTATTAATTGGTTCATCCTTTGGTAGTGTTACTAATGTGCCGAATCCCGAAAATACAATTGATAATGACTTATCAACTTATGCAAAATTTGATACTTGGGTTTCTGAGCCACAACAAATCCAGTATGTATTCGATAGCCCTGTAACAGTAAAAAGTTATCGTTTCAAAGCTGATGCGAAATTTTACGGTAATACTGAGATACTTTGGTTATTTGATGAGAATGGAAATAAATTAAAAACCATTCAGTATTTAGATGTTTCTGGAAATGAAGTTGTTTTTGATGTTCCAACAGAAAATGTTAAGTCGGCTATTCTTTACTTTCGAGCATATCAAACTACGGCTAATGCTTATGAATTAGGATTATTCGGCTTGGAGATACCTGATACGATTCCACCTTCTGAAATAACTGATTTATCTATAACTTCTACTACATCAAGCGTGGAGGCATCATACATTTTACCAAGCGATGAAGATTTTAGTCATTTGGAAATTTACCGAGATAACCAATTATTAAAGTCAGATTATACCTCTAACACTTTTCAAGATGTAAACCTAGAAGGAAGTAGAGAGTACACATATAAAATCATTTCGGTTGATGTAAATGGAAATAAATCTAAAGGTAAAGAAAGTAAGATAACAACAAAAACCCCTGAAACACCTAAATTAGAAGGTGATTCTATTACCAAAGATGAAGAAGGGGATTTTTTAATTAGTTGGGATAGTCCAACAACAGGAACTATCAGTTTATCAATCGGAGGTAAAGAATACGCAAATATCCCAGCTGAAACTGGTAGTTTTACCATACCGAAAGAAGATATGGAGTATACAACACTAGGATTTCCAGACGTGAAAATATTAGCCGTTTCGGATGATGGTTTAGCAAGTGAAGAACAATCACCAGAAGGTGTAAAGGAATTAAATAAAGTGCAAATAGGTTTTGGGGCAAAAGATGTACTAATAATTTCTATGAAACTTCTTGGTTTAGTTGCACCGATTTTACTTTTTAGCCTTGCTTTATGGTATCCAAAACCTCTAATGAACTTAGTAAAAAAAGCAACATCATTCTTTAAGAAAAGGAGTTACAAAGTATGAATAGTGAAATCACGTCAGCGATATTAGAAATAACTTTCTCTAGATTACTAGTTTTTATTGTTCCCTTTCTCTTTTTGTTAATGATCACTTTATTTTCTGAAGAAATGATTGATCTAATTTACAAGTCGGTAAAACGTAGGTAGTGAGTTTATGGGGATAATCACAGATGCTTTTGGAAAGCTTTTTAGTGTCATATGGTCAGTAATAAGTTGGATAGGGACAACCATATGGAATGGTATTAAATGGGTTGGGGACGTCATATGGGATGCTATCAAATGGATTGGTGGTGTCCTATGGGATGTTATCAAATGGATTGGTGATCTATTAGCAAAACTCTTTCAGAACCTAATAGATTTACTAATTAGTTTCTTTGAAGTCATTTATGCCTTAATAGATGGACTTTTGTATTTGCTATACAATATCGGTCTTATTGCAGTAAAGATCTTTTTAATATTCTTTGAAATGGCGAAATTACTGGTTTCACTAATTGTTGGACTCTTTAAAACACTAGCGAGTTTGAACTACACACAGAGAACGTCCTCGAATACTGGTTATTCGGAGATACTAGGAAATATATTTGAAGCAGCTCAACCACTTCAAATAAATGTTATAGCTTATATATTAATGTTCATTCTTTGGATAGGAACGGCAGTGGCAGCAATGAAACTTCTATCATCAGTACGAGTTGGAGGGGATTGATATTAAAGAATTAATAAGAAGTTGGATAGATTCTATATTCAGTCCTTTCCATAGTTTTTTAGATATGGCAATCGAAAATTTAAGGAATGTCAGCTTAACAATGGCGCAAGGTTTAGATGTAGGGAAATACTTATCAATATTCGGAGATATGCCCGGACCATGGCAACTAGTTGTTGTTTCAATATTAGGCTCTACATTCTTATTGGGTGCACTACTGATATTTAGATCACAATTAAGATTGTATTATGCAATGAAAGAGGGTGTTAAGTGGTGGTAGATGCAATGATTTATATGTATCTAGTCGGTTTTGGTTGTTCGTTAGGAATAGCGACAACATTCTTTATATCTCTTAAATTGTACAACCGGACAGGAAATAAGGAAATGAAACTAACTAAGAAGAGCAAGAGAGTAATAGGAGCATAAAGGAGCGAAAAGTATATGTTAAGAAAAAAATCTAAAGATGAGTTTTTCCCTGAAACGAATGATCTATTGATTGTTTTTGATGAAGATAAGAGAACGAGTGATATCAAACAAATTAGTGAATTTAAAGATGGTGAAGTGCTAGTAATAGGTCATTACAACGTACCATATGAAGATTGTGTAATCACAAACAGTGACGAGGGTAGAAACTTCTTCTATCGAGCACCTACACAATCAATTACAGAAACAAAAAGACTTGCAAAGCTAGAGCAAAGCATCATTTTAAGTCAAATAACAAGTTATAGAGAACCAGAAGATAAATCAAGTATAGATATGACTAAAATTTTGTTATTCGGCTTAGTATTTTTCGCCTTTATCATTCTAGGTATTTCTAGTTGCGGTAACTAATGTCGCTAGAGGCTTCTACAACGAAATTAACTTTAAATAGTAAGGTGGTATTTAACAGATGCAACAGAATAACGCTGAAAAATTACAAAATGTTATTAGTGATGATCTATTTCCTCAAATGCAACACATATCGGACGTTAAGCAAGTTTTAGAACAAATGAAAGGCAATGCACAAGAATTACAAGAGCCTCAAATTAAAGCGCTGATTCTTCTTGAATCCTTGGGAAAAAACAAGTACTTACATGGAGATACAAACCCATACAAACCTTTAATTGATTTTGTAAGAGAAGGGAAAGTTCTTGTTGCAGACCCTGAATATTACATCAAAACGATTGAGGCACTTATACCGAAACCACCTAAACCCGTCGTATTAGCAGAAAAAGAAAGAGGTAGAAGATAATGGCTCACCACTTTTTTATACAAGGTCCACTTGGTTCAGGGAAAACATTCTTGATGTCATTATTCGCTCACCATTGGCGAGAAAAAGTAAGGGCAAGGGGTGGAGAAATACAATTATTCTCGAACTATGGTTTATTAGATTCTTCACCAATGACACATTATACAGATTGGTACGACGTAGCAAAGGCACAAGGGAGTATATGTTGTTGGGATGAATCACAAATGGCTTTCAGTAATCGTAGATGGTCAACTTATGGAGCTGGAATTGCTACAGAAGTCATGATGTTTACAAGGAAAATGAAGAGTGTTCAAATCTATTGTTCTCCATCAATAAACAACGTCGATACAAGAATAAGACAAATAGTAGAAGTATTAGTTAATGTGAGGAAAATAGGCAATAAGGGGTTTTCAATTCACTTCACAGACTATCAAACAGGGGAATTCATGCACAAGCAATTTTTACCCATGTTTAAAGCGCAACAAGTATTTAAAAAGAACTTATATGACACATACGCAATGGTTCAAGGTTTCCCACTACCTAAAACAGAGCGAGAAGGTAGCGAGTTCTTTAATAAACTAGAAGAAATACACAACGAATACCGAGCGCCTAGAAAGAAGTTGATTGTATCATGATGAAACTTTCAGTTGTTCCAGATAATTTTAAAGATAGAGATCCACGAAATTTACTTTACCACTTTCCATCCATGCCCGTAGTTAAATACGCAAAAATCATGCAAGAGTATTGTTTTTTCAAACAATTAAAAGTAGCCGAAGAAATGGCTCATAAACTTGGCTTTATCCTAGTTCCTTTTGATTGCATGAATTGGCAGAGAAAAAAGAACTTCAGTTCAGATCGTAAAGTGAAAATAGGTAGGAATTCGTATTTCATGATGAAGCTGAACGAATTAACCAAGTCCGAAAATGCTAAATTACGTAGTTACGTTGATGAATTAAGAGAAAAGGCTATATAAGAAAGGGGAATGAAATTATGCACTTAGAACTAAACGCAATTGAAATAGGAGCGTTAACATATCACTTAAACATCATGAGAATCCCAGTGAAAAAAGGGTTCAAAAAAACATACGGTTCGAAAGAGGGCAAGGTTGTATTTGAACGTTATGACTCAGTAAGCGAAAAAGTAATTAACTTGCTAGCTGGTATAGATAAAGGGAAAGAAGAACTAGAATCAATCACTTATGAATTAGAGTTAGATGATGAGCAGGTGGACACTTTAAAAGCATTTTTGGATTGGTATTCAAAATCACTCCTGGAACAAACCGTAAACACAGGGGTTAAGATACCGGAATTAACCTTATTGGTAGATTTAACGGTGAAAATAAAAACAGTAGCAGCTTAATAGCTAGTTAGGAGATCGCAACCATGTATGATAAATCTTTATTTGTTTTAGGTAAGGTGATAGACGATTTAAGAGCAATCCCGGACTATAATGATCAGGTTCTAAAAGTAATTAGAAGTGAGTATGTCAAAAAGAATATTAACCTTCGTTGTTATGAACACCTTGTAAACCTCTTGACATGCTCTAATTTAAGAGCAAATGAAATGAAGAGAGATATAAACGATTATATCGACAGAAACTTCCAAAAGGGGGGAGTTTCGATATAAAAGTATGAGGAGAGATTAATCATGAATTAAATTAATATGAAGAATAAGTAATACTTTATTTTATAAGAAAAAGTTAGTGTACTTTTATTCTTAGGTAAAATGATACCAAGAACTTTTTGTCAACAATCTGAGATATAAGTATAAAGTTTAGATTTTTATAACAGTAATTTCTTGATATCATCATAGTTTATAGTAATCTTTTAATGAGAGGTGAACTTCTATGGTGAACAATATAGAATATAAGATGAGTGAGCAGTTATTTCTTGATGTTTGGAATAAATGGGATGCCCCAGAAGAATTATCTAATAGCGTTGATATAAGCAATTTCTTAAATGAATTAATTAAAGAAAGCGATGGATTAGTCATTCTTGACCATTTTTCTTATATTAATTTTGATTATATAGAATATATAAAACATCAAAATCAATATACCTTACTTTACTGGAAAGATTATGATGTTCTAAGGAAAAAGTTTGTAGATAAGTCTATATCTCAAGAAGAAATTGAAGAATGGTTGATTGATGGAAACGTTACTTATTTATATATGCTATTACATATAAATAAATTAAAATTTGTTAAAGTTAACAACAATCATTTGTGCATTTTGTTTTTATTACATTTAATCCCTAACAAAAAAGTAAAACATTTCTTAATGGGACCAAATGATGAATTGATACTTGAAGATGATAATAAGGAAGATTTATATAAGGAGTTTGATTTTATTGAAGGACCAAAGGAAGAGTATCGAAGACATTTATGCTTAGTGAATAATTTACCTTACTATACTTGTCTTATTCAACCGAAAGAATATAACTTAGATACAATTTATTCTCGTCGTATATTACTTAATGAAACTATTCAAGAAATAGAAAACAGAATGAAAAGAGTCCTTAATTCATTAAGTGGGATTGATGATTTTGAATATGATGAATTATATGCACAAGGAAATACTATTAGACGAATATTAGAATATTCTTTAAAGTTTTTTTGCTTGTATAAAGGAATTGAAATTAAGCTAGATGATAAGTATGGACACATTAGTTTAGGAGATTTAAAGAAAGAAATAAAGAGGGGCAATCTTGGATTTAACATCAAACCACAGTTGATAAATACAGCAAATGAAATGTCCCATGATTCTGGTGTTATTTTTAGTAAAGATGAAATAATTAATTTTTGGGAAGATGTGATGAAAGTATTAAAAAGTGTGGAATTGGAGATATTAAAGAATTAGTTCTTTGATAATACTACGTAAAAACATATCTATATATATAACAGTTAAAGTAGATTAATACAAAGTTGTTTTGACTCTGAAGTAATGTTCGATAATATATGAAAAAATAGATTAATTGTATAATCCAAAAAACTTTGTCAAAATCCTATATTTATATGTAGGATTTTTTTGTTGGTCAAAAAAAAACCATATAGCCATATGGATAAAGAATTTTTTAGATATTTTCTGCCAATATTGTTATTTTATTTCATTTTATATACTAATATATATGTTTTATTTACATTTTTCGACATTTTTCTTATAGGACTTCAACTAAAATAGGTACACTAGGGATTATCATAAAACAGGGAGTATGATGAGATGGATGAAGGAAAAGATGTAATTACATTCGATAATGGTGGAGCAGAAGCTATAAAGGGATTTAATTTTCAGAAAGCAAATTTAATATTACTAGCTATTAATAACTATAAAAAAAGCGAATTTAAACTATACATTGAAGCTGAAGATGACATTGTTGTTAAATATCAAAATTATAGAGCGATTATTCAAGTGAAAAAACAGAAACATACATTTAAATCAATTACTAAGCAAGAAAAAAGAGTAAAGAAAGATTCTGAAGGTATGAAGTTTACTGAAACCCTTCCTTCTATTTTAGAAAAAAACTTAAAATCAGGTACAGAGGAAGATGTTTTTAAAATCTTTGTAAAGGATATTGGTGGGACTGATAAAAAGGAATTAAATTTAAAAAAACCAGGTTCAATTTGTTCCGAACTTTATGAATTAAATCCTGAAGCGAAAAAAAAGATTATTAATGTTTTGCCAGAAGAATTGGTAAATAAAATTGAAAATTTT